TCATCTGAAGGCTCCTGACGAGCCTGTGCAGCCTCTACTTCTTGTTTAGTGGCCACAGACTTACCCAAACCAATACCGAGTGCGCCTATCGCTCTGCCCCATGCGCTCGTTTCTAGGTTCATAAGTTCCGAGCCTCGAGTAAAGGTTGTTTTGCCCACTGCCAATTCGGCAGCTGTGCCGACACCTGGGCGTTCATCAGTTGCTGTGCGGTAAGCGTAAGCAATGCCCCAAATCATGTCAGGGTTGCTCTCGAGTGTGCCCTTATACTCAAACTGTATTGAGCCCTCTGGGTACTTTGCGTAAAACTGTGAAATGCGCTCTTTTACATCCACATAGTCGTTCATATTAAATGCCATGGGTTGCTGTTCCCTAATCCGTTCTAGTCTTTAATGCCGAGATCCCGGCGGACTTCATCATCGATTGGTGTATCGCTATAGATGCGAGGTTTTTTAACTACATAAATCTGATGGTATGAACCAGACAGAATCAAAAGCACTACAAAGCCTCCAGCAAGCAAACGCAATGGCGCAGCTTCTGAGATAGACAATGTAATACCGACGGTTATTGCTGTTGCTAAATGTGCCATGCGTAGGGCATTAGCAATTTTTTTCTGCATTTTGCTGTTCTCTTTTCTGTGTATCGACTACATAGCGCACAATTCCACCAATGCGATATGTCTGGATGGTTCCAGACTTTTCCCAATTAACTAGGGTTTGCCTAGAAACTTGAAAATATTGCGCTGCTTGACTTGCCGTTAGTAATTGTGCCATGCGACAGACACTAGCACAGATTAGCGACAGTTTTACAAGATTAGGGTTTGTTCGGCGTTTCGCCTGACAATTCAGGGTTTAAGAAGCCCATAAGCCCAGCAACAATAGCGCCCATAATTGAGCGATATTCGAGGCTAAACTCTGTTGCCTGCCAAGATGCAAGAAAAGCAATTAAACCAAAAGAAATTGGTTTTGGGAGATTAGTATAAGAGAATCGTTTTTTCATTTCAGGCATTTCCTTGGGTCTACAGCATCGATGGCGTATCGATATGGTTGGTTACGAGCTTCTAGATGTAGATGTGGACCTGCTTTGCTAGATCCTGTATCTCCACTATGTCCGATGACTGTTCCCTGTTTAACTTTAGTTCCTGCTGGCCATGCTGCTTTTGAGTCTAAATGTGCGTAAATGTAGCGGTATGAATAATGCTGAATAATCATGTGTATTCCATATGCTGGACCCCAATTATCATGTATTACTACACCATCGGCTACAGCATGAACTGGAGTACCTTTTTTAGCCACATAATCAACGCCTGTATGATGACCGCAAATCCAAACTGTGCCCTTAACGCCAAATTCGCATGAAACTTTGCCTAATACCGGAGGCTTAAACTTTGCAGGTTTGGCTACAGCCTTTTTTGCTGGTGCCTTTTTAACTGGCTTCTTTTTAGGTTCAGTCATGTTAAGCCACCTGATACGAAATTGAGAATCCGAATATGTCTGTCGATGCTGGCACTACTGGGGTTGTGCTAGTACCTGTAAGGGCTTTAGCGACAATGGGTCCAGTAGCTGATGTGGCTTTTTGGTAATAAAACTCAATCATGGTGCTAGTAATTTTGATGGTACATGGATACATGTCATTTGCTGAATTGTCATAAAACCAGCCTGTTGTAATCCACTCTGCTGTATTACTGCTCGAGTTGATGGGCAAAGCAATAGCAAAAGCATTAGATCCAGCAGATGAACCGGTGCCCAAAGTAATTGTTCCATCTACAAATGCGGTCTGTCCGACTTGGATATATCGACCTGTAGCACTGGCGCCTGAGCCAAGCGACCAGCCCGAGCCTGTGCCAGCGATTGAGGGCGTAAATGATGTGTAGGTCAATTTACCAATGCTGGAATCAATGGCATTGCCTAATGTGCGTATAGCCGATGCGCCATTGCGTACAAGATCTGTATCTGCTGGGGTTGTCCAGCCGTTATTTGTTGTGGTAGCCATTAGTTGATATTACTCCATGTTGTAGTGGCGGTTGCGTATGTATTCCAAGTGTCGGTGCCATTTAATTCGTTCCATAATGTGTATGGATACAGTTCAGCTGCGTTACTGATGTTCATTTGGATTATGTCTTGCCCTCGTTGGGTAGTCCATGTGTAGCCCTCGATGTAGCCATCCATTGACTGTAATTGGTCTGTCGGTAATCCCGAGATGCTAATCCTTGTGCCTATGCCAGCGTTTACAAGGCTCGTACGCAGTGCATCGCTGATAGTGGCAGTATTTATTGTGATTGAGCGCAAACTGAAACTAGGGGCTTTACGGGAGGCTAAAAGGGTTTGGGCTTGAGTATTGGCATCTGTCAAGTTATGTAGTGATGTGTCTCGAGTACCTGAGCGAATACCATAAATAGCCTGGCTAGTAGTGTCGTTATAGGTAGTGCTAGTCAAGCCATTTTTATAAGTTACATTTGTTTGATTTACTACAAGATTTGTTGAGGTGCTAACAGTAAAATCAGCTGCTAAAACATCGGCTGTAGATAAGGTAATTAAAGGGTTTGATTTACGATCTAAATAGGTGGTGTAAACAAATTTGCCAGACAATTTTGGGTCACAATACAAAGTGCCCATTGCTGACTGGGCTGCATCTTGACACATACTCAAAACATTATTAACAGTTCCACTGGTTATACTTGCAATTTCATAATCTCCGGGAGAAGTTATATAAGTTGTATCATACGAATACCCAGCCAATAATGTCACTAATCTATTGCCCTCATAGGCTTTTGCAAAACCGTTAGCTGTTGATTTATTGTTTAGTTTGGCTAACTCATCTACCCCAGTAATGCTGTAAACCAAGAATCCATTGCCGTTGAGCCACTCAAGATTTACTGAAACATCGGATACTGAACCATAAAAGATTGGCGTATTAGAGCCTGGAGCGCTGGAATCGTATATCTGCCAAATTATGCGGCTATCGATGTCTATCGGATATTCCAACATAGTGCCATAAGGTATTTGTAGCGTACAATTAAAGGTGCTTGGTGCTGGCTGGCTAGTAATATCAGTACGGCCATGAGTGCATCTGACTGAACCAATAAGCGCATAACTATCTACATTGTTGCCATTTATAGATAAATAGATAGATGTAGGCATTAAAGAACACTGCCACCAAGATTAACTGCCCCAGTGCGTTGGCTGGATTGTTGCATTAATCTTTCAATACTGCGACGGGCGGATTCCCCATCGACGATGCCGTTCATATTGATTGTTACTGATGATTGCTTAAAACTTGAGCGTTTAGGCCTTGGTGTAGGTGAAACATAAGGCATAGCACCTGGCGGTAATTCCCCATTGGGTCCGACCATACCTCTAGGTACTTCTAGTTGTCCTCCACCAGGTATTTTATAGTTTGTTGCATTGGGTCCAGGTCCTGCTTTTTTTCTACTCCAGAAACTGATTAAGGCTGGTATGCCAAATGCCACACCAATTGCTGTAATTGCTGGCAATGCCGCAAGCGTAGACGCTCCTCCAGTAGCAGCAGCTTCTGCTCCAGCCGCTAATGCTGCTGCTGCTTCTACACCAACAAATGCTGCCTTTAGATCACCTAATGCCGAAATCATGAGGCCAACAGCGGCTCCTGCTTTAGCACCGATAAAAATTGAACCAATTAAAATAGCAATGTTTTTTAATAATCCTTTATTATCATTTAAGGTCTTAAAGAAACTTCTAACATTTTCGCCAATTTGGAATATATTTTGTTGCCCATCTTTTAATGCTTGATTCATGCCATTGGCACCTGTCAGTCCGGCAACAAAGTTTGTAACTCCCGACGCTAGTTTAGGTAACCATTTATCCGCAAAAGGCTGTATGGCTGTAATGATGGCTGCGCCAATGGTTTCTTTGGCTTCGTTCATGCGCTGATTAAAGATTGCCATTTTGCCCGACATGGTATCTGCGCCTTGTGCGGCAGCGCCCTTAAATCTATCCTCGGTAATTTTTAGAGCTGCCGATAAATCTTTATTTTTAATAATGGTGTCAGAAAGTGGCACACCCAATTTTTTAAGCCCAGATAGGTTACCTTGCTGTGCTCGAGATACTGCATTTGTAACCGCTTCTAAAGATTTACCGCTACCTGCGGCAACATCGATAGATAAAGAAAGAAGTTTTTGAGCCTTTCCAACATCCCCAGTGACTCGAACAAGTTTAGCAAGTGCTGGCCGTAATTTATCATCAGCAATACCATAAGCAAATTGCTGAGATGTAATCCATTTTTCTGATGCCGCAACCTGAGCATTAGTGGCTTTAGTTGTGTTTTTTAGGGCTACCGCTAGTTGCTTTTGTGATCGCTGGTCAGCTGCTGCTGCTTTCACTGCAGAAACCCCAAATGCTACAGCCATGCCAGTGGCCGCAACCGCAGCAATTTTCATGTTATTGGCAACATTTTTAGCAAATGAATTGGTTTGACCTGATGCCCGTTTGATACCAGAAGCAAAATCTGTAGTATCTGCTAAAAGATTAAGTTTAAGTGTGCGAATATTAGCCATTATTTATTTGGACCCCATTTCTTTTTAAGCAGTTTGTAAACGGTCTCGAGGTAATCTCGTCGGATGCGTTCTTGGTTTTTGCGCAGGGTTGGAAAGATAAAATAGCCTCTGGAGCCCCGACCCTTGGGACCTCTACCAGACCAAGCCGCAAACTTACGGCCGCCCTGCGGAAACGACGCTAAACCACCTTGTTTAACACCAAACTCAGCACCAAATAAAAAATCTGATTGCATTGGCTGTGGACTTCCCGGGGTTTTTTTGCGCTTAACTGGTATCTTTCGAGCACCACCAACAGTAATACTTGGTACTCGGTCTTTATTGGCTTTTATAGATCTAGCAAGCAACATCGCCTGGGCTGGATTAGGAGCTGCAGCCGCCTTGCGTTTCATTTCCTCAGCTAGTGTGCCTACGAGTTTTTGTGTTTCCACTCGCAAAACATCTTGAGCCTCTTTTGGCATGGTCTTAAAAGCAGTGAATAATAGGCGCTTATCGGCAGCATCCATCTGCATATCAATCTTGATACGAGCGTTATTACTCATCCGTAAGCACCTCCCATGCCGTCGCTATGTCAGCCATCGACCAAGTAAGCAAATCCCCCATCGGTATACCAGTGGCAGTTGCCAGATGTATTAGATCTCTTTTTAGGCTTCCGACGGGATGTCTTTTGGGTCCTCATCAGCTACCTCAAAACTGCCCAATGTTTTTAACCAGTCTTTATATGGGGTTTCTGATTCAGATGCTATCCAAATGGCGTAGGTAATAATCTTGGTACTACCTTTACCCATTTTTTCCTGTGCTTCGGTGACGGTGAGCCCGAGTTCATCCTCGAGCCTCACCCACACCCAAGCCTGGTCTAAATCGGCTGTGTATTCAGTTTTATTATTTAGATATTTTACTTGCACTGTTCCTGCTTTCGATTAGGATGCGGTTACTGTTCCACCTGCAACAACAAACGATACTGATGCAGTAAGAGCATCTGTAGCATTACCGCCCAATACTGGGTAGTTAGGATAGATGTTGCCCGAGTAAGTTTTAGTGATAGCTCCTGCGGTTACTACGATGCTAAAAGCGATTGTGGTATCTGGAGAGGTTTTTGTAGCAGTCCATAAAGCTTCACATACAGAGTTTGAGGTAGTTCCAGATGAAGTCGAGCCCCAATCCTGAAAAAGCTCGGCTGTAAGTGTCGCTGTCTGGTCAATGGTCTTGTAAATGCGGCCACTGATAGTTTCTAGCACTTGCTGATTGCTGTCGATTGTTAGCGTTGCGCCACTGGCCACATACTTGTAATCCACAGAGTTAATGGTCAGAGTTAAATCCCGACCTGTTACATATTTGATTGCCATGTGGGCACTCCTTTAGTTGATTGTGATATCGAGTTCGATATCGGTTGTTAGGTATTCGGTGGAGCCGACTTCATTTGAGGTAGGTTGTGAGAAATCGCCAACAGTTACATAGTCTGGGATTAGAGCTGCAACGGTTTCAATCATGTTCTCAAGATTGACTAGGGCTGCTTGATTGTCATTATTGACAACCATCAGAGTTAGCATAAATCGAGCTGCGAACCTTGATGGGGTCTGCCATAGCACATAAGGCGAACCCGGTACGAGCACAATGCATGGTCCAAACATAACCTCATTAGGATATGCATAGACAGAGTATGAAGGGTCTTTTAAGGCATCCGCTAGGTCTTGCCTAGTCTCAGTTAGACTCATCCGACCATACCGCCCATATCCATGTATGGAGCCAGCAAGCCTCTAACTCGAGTTAAGAGCGCTTGACCCAATCGATGTGGTCCAGGGGTAAAATCTACGGACTGGATAGTGCCACCTGGCGCTGTGCGTTGTTGAAATATCTCGATTGCCACAGCGAGCGCCGCCTCTCTAACGGATGGTACGCTGTCGTAAATTAGGGCTTGAGATGCTAACACTGCACTACCAAGTGGTTTGTATCGCTTTAATTCAGTATTACTGGCTGTTTTAGCAGCTGTAATGTAAAAATCATTTCGAGTAACTACGGTGTAAGTTGCGTTAAAAGTTGTATCTGTGCCACTGACCGTAACAGAATCCCCAATAGAGAAACTATTACGGTCAGCAGTCCAGAAAGTTACCACATTGTTTGAGATTTGAGCAGATGCTATGGAGCTGCGATTGTAATCGAGCAGGCCATCTATTAGATCCTCGGCAGCATCGGCAACCTGTTGCAAAGTCGAATCAGGGTAAAGAGTTCCAACGCCCAGCGTTGTACGCATCTCGTCTATATCAATTTTGCTCATAGCAGGTCCTCAAGTGGTAGAGAGGGAGCCCGGGAACAGCAGTTCGAGCCCCCCCTCAGTCTGATTAAGTCAGGTTGAAGCGGCGAACGCCAGTTGCATCTTTTAGTAATGCACAACCGTAGCCGTAAACGCCGACTCGTACTTGTCCAGTTTCAATTAACTGAACCTGCAAGCGAGTTGTAGGTGCTTCGTACCAGGTAATTGCTTCTGGAGCAATGATGAACGCTGAATCGTCAATCTTGGTGGTTACCGAGAAATATGGGTCTACATAAGCGTTTAAGCCCATGATGTTTCCATCGATAGCCTGACCACTCATTACGCCCGGGTTGTTCTGTGCGTTTGATGCGGTGAACAATGGGCGGCCTGCGGTATCGACTGCACCTAGTAAAGTTCCCCACCAGTCGGTATTGATAACTACATTGCGAGC